GGAAGTTGTCCAAGTATATTGGTTGAACCACAGAGGACTAATTTAATACTACAGAGTGAAGATTTTAGTGATGCTTCTTGGACATCAATAGCAACGGTAAATACTAATACTGATGTATCTCCAAGTGGAATACTTAATGCTGATACTATAACTGATGGTACTACAGTATATAGAGATAGAAGACAGACTATAACAATTACACCTAATGCCACTTATACAAGTTCTGTTTTTATAAAAAAAACAACAGGTACATTAACAAGTTACCCAGCTTTAGCAAATGTATTTAGTGGAGTATCAAATCGTGCTATCTACTTAGGAATAAATACAACAACAGGTGAATTAGCTTATATAAATGCAAGTAGTTCCCCATTACCTTCTTCATTTTCATCAAGTATTCAGTCATATGGGGACTATTGGAGGGTCACGTTAACCACTCAAGATAATCAAAGTAACACAACGTTATTATATTTTATTTACCCAGCATTATCCACTGATTTTATTGTTGGTGATACAGGTGCAACAGGTTCTGCTGTATTTTGGGGTGCTCAATTAGAAGTAGGTACAGATGCAACTTCTTATATACCAACAACAACAAGCACTGTTACAAGAAATGCTGATATAATAGGCAATGTCGATGCACTCAATTTAATAGGGCAAAGTGAAGGTAGTATATTTGTTGAATTTTATTATGATAAACAACGACCAGAACAGACAAGTGTTTTTAGTATTCGTGATATAGGTTCTGGTGGTTCAGCATCATATTTATTTAGATGTAGAATAAATGGTGCTGGTGCAAATAACTTTGATTCATTTTATGTAAATAATGGGGCATCAGAATCTAATGTTATACCTTACCCAGTTCTTTTAGACTCCATAAATAAAATAGTTATAACTTATGACTATTCTACAAAAACAACAAGATTTTACCTGAATGGTGCTTTTATCAACGAGGTTACAAACACATTAGCTTACCCAACTAATCAAGATAAAATTTGGGTTGGTAACTGGTTTAGTTCAGTAGTTAAATTGGAATATAAACAATTAGTATTCTGGAAAACTAAAATAACAGATGCTCAAGCAATACAATTAACAACACTATAATATGAACATATCAAAACTTAAATACACAGACAAAGAAACTGCAATAGCTGATTTAGTAACTAAAGGAGTTTATGTAGAAACAGAAGAACCACTTTTTTATGGAGAAGGTATTCATGCAGTAGTTGAAATAGGTTTAATCGCATTAGAATATGGGACTTATGGTGAACAAGGGAATGTAATAACAGAACCAATCTACGCTGATGGGTATCATTACGATGTTATGAGTGAAGATGAAATTGATTTTGATAACGCAATAACACCTAACAATCCTAAACACACATTTGCAGGGTATTAAACAAACAATATTTTTAATAATATTAGAATAAATCAAAAAATAAATATATTTATAATAAAAGAAAATTTATGCCTAGAAATAACGACGTATATAGTATAATAGTTCCCGCATTATCGGCCAATACAAATATCCACACTTATACTACAATATATGGTGGTTCTGTTGGGTGTACAGCTACTATTAATGGTATTTTAATTAATGTTGGTGCTTCCTCATCAATTAATTTAAATGTAAAAAATATTGTTGGTGGTGATGGTTGTTTTTTATTAGGCGACAATAGGGACGTTTATTTCGGTTCACCTAATCTATAATAATTAAGTAAAAAAATAAAACATGAAAAATAAAATTATAAAACCAATAGGTCTTAAGGGTAATGAAATCAACGAACGTATGAAACAACTTATGGGTGTAAGACCTATAAACGAAGGTTTGTCTCGTTATACTGTTGAGTTAACTAAAATTGGACCAGATGGAAAAGCGTATGGTGTGGTTAGAGAAAACCATGAATATTATATCAAAGTATCTGATAAAACTACAAATCTTACAGTTGAAGATTTTAAATATATTGGTGGTTTACAAAATAAAAAACTAGAAGCTTATCCATCATATGCTAAAGCTACTAAACACTTGAACTTAAGGTTTAACTCTATTTGTGAATCATTTGATATTGTCAACACATTTAACGTGTTTGTTGACGATAATTTATTGTCTGAAGGTGCTTCTAAAGAAGCTGGTAAACACATTACCGACGCTAAAGGTAAAACCTTAGAAGCTAAAGCTAAAGAAGAAGGTGGTGACAATGTTGCTGAAAAGAAAGTCATGGATGAAATGGAAGAAGTAACTCTTACTGAAGATGAGTTAGCTATTGATGCAATGCTTAATGAATCTGAAAATGAATCTGAAGATGATGACGAAGAAGAGGATGATGAACCTTTTACTGGTAAATATGTTAGTAAAAGAGACATAGAAGAGGCTGAGGATAAAGACAACCCATGGGCTATTTGTACTGCTAGTGTTGGTCGTGAAGACAAAGAAAAATACGAAGCATGTGTAAGAGACGTTAAAAAACAAAAAGGTATTAAAGAAGAATTAAAAGGTAATCAATCAAAAATTGACACTAATAAAAATGGCAAGATTGATGGTGAAGATTTTAAAATACTTAAAAAGAAAAAAACCAATGAAAATTTTGGTAAAGAAGACATGTCAACAGATGAGTTAATGGATAAATTAGATAACATGTCAGCTAAAGAATTATTACAATTGTTAGGTGATGCAGGTAGAGATTTAAAATCTGTAATTGCTAGAAAATTATCTACTGGTATGAATAAAGCTAGAGATTATTTTGACAAACAATACCCAGATGTTGAAGAAGGTAAATCATTCCCTGATTTAACGGGTGATGGTAAAGTAACTAGAGCTGATATTTTAAAAGGTAGAGGCGTTGATTTAGATGAGGAAATGAGTCTTGAAGAAATTCAAGAAGCAATTGCTGATTTAAAAAAAAAACTTTAACCGAAGCTAAAAAATATAAATTGAAGTTGGATAACCCAGCATCAGAGGCCCCTATTGCCCCTATGCCCGCTCCAGCTGAACCCATAACAGAACCAGCTAATGACGCTGGTTTTGGCGATTTTGGTGGTGAAGGGGTATCACCAGAAGAGCCAATGGGTGGTCCAGATAAAGAACCAGCAAATGACATACCATTTGAAAAAGAACCTTTTGATGCTGGTGTTGATGCTGATGAAGAAACCGACCCTAAAAAATTTATTGAACAGTTAAGTGGTAAGTTGGGACAATCTCTTAGACAATTTACCAAAAACAATGGTCAACCAGATTTTGAGTTGGAAAAATTTGCCATTAATTCGGTTATTTCAGCAACAAATACAGCTGAAATGGATGAAGAAGATAAAAACGATATCATCAAAAAAATAAACAAATCTGGAGAAGGTAACACAAAAGATTTTGGTGATGATAATGAAGATAATACCAATGATGGTGAAGATGCTTTTGCTGAACCAGATAACGGGGATGATGAAATAGATTTTTCATCAGATGAAGAATCTGTTAAGGAAGATTCTTTTAATATTTATGAAAGAGAAGAATTCTTTTTAGATAAACCTAAGAAAAATAACATGTTTCAACCAGGGTCGAATGACGTTTTAGATGAAATGACCTCATGTTGGAAAGGGTATAAACAAATTGGTATGAAAGAAAAAAACGGAAAAGAAGTTCCTAATTGCGTTCCAGTCAATGAAAATATGGGTGAATCAAACAATTATATGTTTTGGCAAAATCTTAAAACCCTTGTGCACGCCGCATCAGAAATGTTAAATATGGATTACAATAAAGTTGACGCTTTATTATCAGATGGTCATGGGTGGGCTTTGGACCACATTGCAACCTCAGCTGATGACATTGAAGAGGTTTATCATTTTATTGAAGGTAAATTAAACGATACGCACGAAGATTCTGAGGACGAAATGGATTATACTAAATGGTCACAACCGATGAAATTAAACCAACCTGTTAGTGTGTCAAAAGACTTGGCTTACCATATAACGAATGAAATAGCGTTAGGTGAATCAGTATTTAGATATGGTTCAGAAAAATTTCAAACATTATTAAAAGAAGTTAAAATTTTAAAAGAAAAAGGTTTAATCATACTTAATGAGAACGACCAATTTATTGTTGAAGACTATGATAATGGTTTTGTTGTTATTAACGAAAATAAAGTAAAATTGAATACCATATTTGAAGAGTTTGAAACTGAAACAATCAACGAAGCTGAATATCAAGGTAAAAAAGTAGAATTGGGTAAACCTAAACGTGGTGGTTCCAAAAAATTCTATGTGTATGTGAGAAACCCTAAGACTGGTAAAGTTAAAAAAGTTTCTTTTGGTGCTCAAGGTGGTGGTGGAAACTTGGCTGTTAAATTAAAAGACCCAAAAGCAAGAAAAGCTTTTGCTGACAGACACAATTGTAAATCTAAAAATGATAAAACAAAAGCTGGTTACTGGAGTTGCCGCTTGCCAAAATATTCGAAATTGCTAGGATTATCAGGTGGTGGTACTTGGTGGTAAAATACAATTGAAAAACATGAAACCATATAAAGAAACAGAAAACGGAAATATAGTAAGACGCACATTTTCAGACAACATACCTGAAAGTGAACTTGTATGGCATAGAGACCATGAGGATAGGGTTGTTCTACCGCTTAACGAAAACGATTGGATGGTACAATTTGATAACAAATTACCAACAAAATTAATTGTCGGTGAAGAATACTTTATACCTAAAAATACTTTTCATAGAGTTATCAAAGGTTCTGGTGAATTGCAAGTTGAAATAATAAAAACTGATTTTGATGAAATAATTGAGGAGACTGAAAAGAAAGCTAAAAGAGACGCTTGTTATCACAAAGTTAAAGCTAGATATGATGTATGGCCAAGTGCTTATTCAAGTGGTGCTCTTGTTCAATGTCGTAAAGTTGGTGCCGCTAATTGGGGTAACAAATCAAATGAGGGTGAGGATATTGGTAAAAGCGCTAAAACACAATTCAAAAAAGACTTACAACAAGACCCTGATTATTTGAAATATCAAGATAATAATAGTGAGTTTGGGGTTCCAAATGTAACAACGAATGACCCGTTTGTTAGTAAAAAGAAATATACTAGAGTAGGAAAAGAAGAACTTGATGAATTGACGGTATACGAAGCTAAAAAGACTGATTTCTCAAAAGAAAAATCACAAGGTCTTCACGGATGGTTTTCTAGAAAAGGTGGTGAAGGTTCTAGTGGTTGGGTTGATTGCAATACATGTAGAAAAGACCCTGAGACTGGTAGAAAAAAATGTAAACCATGTGGTAGACAAGACGGTGAGAAAAGAAAATACCCAGCATGTCGACCAACACCATCATCTTGTGGTACAAGAGGCAAGGGTAAAAAGTGGGGTAAAAAAAGTACGTCTGAAGGATTGGAAATGTCAGAAAATTTTAGTATATTAGACAAAAATTATATTAAAATGATATTACACGAGACATTTAACCAAGAAGAACCATTGGTTTTACCAGCTGAACCTGTAACTAAACCCAAGGAATCACCGATGATTCAACCATCAAGAAGAAATAAGCCTTTTTTACCACAAAGAGAAACGCAACCAGACCCTAAGGCTAATAAATAATGGAAGATTTATATTTAATTTTTATAAATTATATCGGTAAAGATTATAGAGGTAACCACATTTATGAGTTTATTTTTTCTGATACGACAGAAGACATAGATGGTGATGAATGGGATACATATCCAGCATCTGGAAGACCCGAACCACCTCATGAATCATTTATTAAAAAAGTTGGTAGACTTGAGTCAGAATTAAGACTTGATGTTGTACAAAATAGTGATACGTTTGCTGTTTGGGACGCTATTGATGGAGTTATTGCTTTGGCTTGGGAAAATGTGGATGATTATGAGACTTATCCAAACAAAAGACTTTGTTTTAAGTTCGGCGAGGAATTAACTGATGTTGAAAATCGTTTATACGAAAAAGACCTAATACTAAATTATAATATAAACAAACATGAACACAAAAAATAAAATAAAGGAATTGAAGATGGGTATCACTGATTATAAAAAACTTAGTGGTAAGTTATCACCAGATGAGAAAAAAAATCTGACTATTACTAACGATGAAATGTCTGAAATTTCTGAGGTTGATTCGGTTATTAAACCACAAGATAGGGCAACTATCAAATACCTTTCAAATATTAAGGACCCAGAGTCTGGTCAAATCTCACAACCATTTAATTTTGGTGGTAAAAAATATCAAATGGTTAGAGGTGTAACACCTGAAAAGAAATTTGTTAGAGGTGTTTATTGTTTTGATGAGTTAAACGAAGATGGTAGTAATATCATTTATCATGTTGACGAATTTGAAAATAAATTTGCTAAACCAATGCTTGAAAGAGAAAAATTAACAATTGAAAGTGAAAACAAAACACTAGAATCTGATAGCCTTAACCTTGGTGAATATAAACATTTTGTTGTTGACGAAAAAACTGGTAAGTTTAAAAAATTTAAAACAATACCTGAATTAGCAGCCACAACTATGGGTGAGAACGAAAAATATATGGGTTTACAAGAATTTAAAAAATTTTTTGAATCTAGAGTGTTTGGTGTGACTAAGAAAAAAGGGTTAGATGAGGTTGGTATGACTGGGCAAGAAAGTGAAGATGACATGACGTTAAAAGCTCAGAAACTTATGGGTCTTATTCAAAAAAGAATCCCATCTAATACTATTGAAACTATAAAAACAAATAAGATAGCACAAAGAGAGGTTATCGCAGCTTTTGCTGAAATGATTGGTGTTCCTAGAGCTGGTTTGTCTAATTTGATTCAAGGTATTAAAGATTTGGCTAAAACTGGACCACAACAACCAGCAACAACACAGCCAGTTGTTGAACAAAGATTGGTGAAAAGAATTAAGAAAAAAGATATAAAATAATATGAGCGATTACAGAAAAATAGCTGAACAAGCATTATTAAAGTCATTAAATAAAAAGAACACCCCAAGATTAAATGAAGGTGTTGTATATGGTGACAACATTTCGGAAAGAATGCATCCGCAGTTAGAACAAGAATTAGCTGAAAGAAAACATTCGTTAGGGAAACACCCAGCAATACCTGAGGGTGATGAAAACAATTTTGAACAAAAAATAATGGGTAAACGCTTCAGTGAAGTTGTTAACCGTTATAAACGAGCATTTGATGTTGAGGACATTGAGAACTCACAACTGATGATGCAAATGATGCCCATGGTTCATGAAACTATGGCGTTAGAAGCCAAACACAAAAAAGACTTGGAAAACTTGGCCGAGAAAATGATTCGAGAAGAATATGATATGTCAGAAGACGTTGTTGAAATTAAAGCCAAATTATCGCCTAATATTATGTTAGAGGGTACTAAAAAACATCCGACACCTAAGTCTAACGACTATCAATTTGAAAGTCATGAAGATATTGTCAACGCAAAGGGAGAAGTTTACAAGAGACGTTTTTTAAATGCAATGATTCAAGGTGCAGCAAAAAAAACGAACCACATATTTCATATGGTTGATGATGAATTAACAAATATGGACCCTAGACTATTAAATCGTTATTCCAAAGTTATGTCAGCGGCTGATTATATGTATTATATAATACCTAAGATGGAAAACGGTACCAATGGTGGTGTCGTTAAAGTAACTTTCCCTACAGCTGAAAACCCTAAGGCTATTATTGAAGCTGAAGCTATGATATTTCCAGTTCTTATCCATGAATTGGTTAAAGGTGTTATGGAATTATTATCTGGACATGGTTTACCTAAAGATAAAAAATTAGGTGATTATGTGATTGATAAAGCAGATTTCTTAGCCGCTGAACCATGGGATATGAGAATCGGACCAGCGCTTTGGGATAGGTTTACAGATTGTATTGAAGCCGATGATTTTCATTTAAAACATCATTTATACACTGAATTAGCTTCAATGCCAGTTAAAGAATTTAATGAAAACATGCAAGAGATTTTAGCTGGGACAAATAAGGGTAAAAAAGTAGTTAAAAAAATAATGGATAGTGTTAAACAAGAACTTAAAGAAGAAGAGTTTAATGAAGCTATAAAGGAATTAAACACACAAGAAACAAAAGAATATTACACATTAGATGAGATTATGTTTGGTAACGATATTGAACTTGATGAGGATAATGATATATTTGAAAGTGACGATTTATTTTAACATGAGAGACCTACGGGTCTCTCATTTATTTTAAAACCTTTATTTTACACGATTTTAGCATATTTATATATAAAAGAAAAAATATGCTAACCGCAAATGAAATATTTAGAGAATATTCAAAATGTCTAATGAACCCAACTTACGCTATTGAAACGTATTTGGAAACGTTCGATAAGACACAAGAAGGATTTGTTCCGTTTAAGTTATTCCCTAGACAAAAACAAATAATAAGCGCTTATGAGGCAAATAGATTCAATTTAGTAACAAAACCTAGACAAGCTGGAGTTTCTACCACCACAGCAGCCTATATGGCAATAAAGGTTGGGTGGGCTGATGAAGATAACCCAGAAAACGTATTGATTATTGCTAACAAACAAGAACTAGCTTTTGAGTTCTTAGCTAAGATTAAAGATTTTTTATCTCAATTACCTAGATGGGTTTGGGGTCATGAATATTATGGTAACCCTAAAAATGAAGGTAAATCAATTTTTTTAACGGATTCTAAAAAAGAAATTAAACTACCTAACGGTAGTCGTGTAAAAGCGGTTGCAACATCTAAGGATGCTTTGCGTGGTTTTACACCTACATTTCTTATTATGGATGAGGCTGCTTATATTGATAACGGTGCTGAAGTATTTGGTGCTGCGTTAACAGCTTTGGGTACAGGGGGTAGAGCAACACTTATTTCTACACCTAACGGTATGGACCCTTTATATTATAAAACTTACGACCAAGCTAAGAATAAATTTAATAACTTCAATATCATTGAAATGAAATGGTATGAAGATTTACGTTACAACAAAGATTTACGTTGGATTAAGGGTGATGAAGTTGAAAAAGAAATTTATTTTACTTTTGAGTCTTATCAAGCTAGGATTACTAATGGTTGGAAACCAACATCAACTTGGTATGAGCAGATGTGTATGGGTATGAACAACGATGCTCGTATGATTGCTCAAGAGCTTGACGTATCTTTTATCGGTTCTGGGGGTAATGTTATTAGTGAAGAATACATTGAATTTCACGAAAAAAACAATGTTAGAGAACCTAAAGTAATAATGGGTCTTGAAAACGAAATATGGATATGGGAAGAACCACAAGAAGGTCATCAATATATTATGGGGTGTTTACCTCCAGATGAGAAAGTATTAACTAATAATGGGTTAAAAAATATACAAGACGTTGATTTAACGGATATGTTAGTTAGTGAAAATGGTGATTATGTTGGGATAATAAATAAACAAATATATCCAGTGATTAATGAAGATATATTTGAAATTACCGTTGATAATACGTTTAGAAAAACCACTTTTACCAAAGAACATCCATTGTTGGTCAGTAAACCAATATTAAAAAGAAATTATAATAANAAAAATGAGTTTTATCNTTTTAATGAAAGATATTGGGATTTTAATTTTAATTATACNAGNACAGAAGAAGTTGAGNTTGGTGATTGGGTAAAAGTACCTAATATTTATAAGAAAGAAATTAATGGAATTTTAGATGATAAATGGGTTATATCTAAAGACATCAGATATGATTTCAATATTGATTCACCATTGAAAGATAAAGACTTTTGGTGGTTTATAGGTATGTGGTTAGGTGATGGGTGGTTAGGTAAGTTAAATAATAGTTACTCATTATCAATTTGTTTTGACGCTAAAGATGAATATTATTTGAATAAGACAAACGAATTAATAATTAGGTTATTTGATAGGTCTCCTTCATTTATTGATAAAGGGAATAATAGTTTTGAATTAGTTTTTAATTCTAAATTTTTATATTATTTTATGTTAGAAAATTTCGGTCAATATTCTTATGGTAAAAAAATAAGTGAATGGGTTAAATTTATACCAAATGAATTTAAAATTGAATTAATTAAAGGTTATTTAGCTAGTGATGGTTGTTGGTTAAAAACTGAAAAAAATAGTAAGATTAATTCTAAGATAACATTTGTGAGTATAAATTTAGAATTATTAGAATCAATCCAAGATATAATATTTTCACTAGGTGTTATTTCATCATTAAACAAATTAAGAAACACTAAAGAATCTTATATTTCTGGTAAATTGGTTAACCAAAAGGAAGCTTATAATTTATGTTTAGCTAATAATGATAGTTTAGAATTAATAAAATTATTAAATAATGATATTTTAGACCCTAAGTTAAATAGATTTAATCTAGATGAATTTAAAACAATTAATAGGAGAACAATAAAATCTTGTCATTTTAATGAAGATAAGAATTTTATATATTTTAGAATTAAAAATATTAATAAATATAAATTTACTGGAAATGTTTATAATTTTGAATGTGATACCCATACGTTTATGTGTCATCACATAACAACACATAATTGTGATGTTAGTAGAGGAGATGGAGAAGATAGTTCAACAATTGTTATTATAGATTTTACAACTATGGAGCAAGTCATGGAATATCAAGGAAAAATCCAACCAGACTTATTAGCTCAAATAGTAGAAGAATACGGTGATTTATATGAGGCTTACACAGTTGTTGACGTAACGGGCGGTATGGGTGTTTCAACCGTTCTTAAATTACTTGAATTTAACTATAAGCGTTTACATTATGATGATGCGTCTGGTAAGATTCTTTCTGCTAGACAAAGAGAATTAAATAGTCATTTGAAGAAGGATAAAATCCCAGGTTTTCATGCAACAAATGTTCGTGTACCTATGATTTCTAATTTAGAGTATAAAATTAGAACAAACGCTATTAAAATTCGTTCTAGTAGACTTACCTCTGAAATGAAAACATTCATTTACAAAAATGGTAGACCAGACCACATGGAAGGTTATCACGATGATTTGCTTATGTCGTTGGCCATGGCTTTATGGGTAATGGAACATTCATTTAAAAAACTTGAAAGACTTGAAAAACAAAATAAAGCAATATTAAATAGTTGGTTAGGTGGTGCTAACACCTCTACCACACCAACTGTTAGAGATAAAGACCCAAAATCTAGTGTTGTCTCACAAAAAATAAACACTACACATACCGCATATAAAAATGTTCAAGACCCTCGTGGTCAATATTCGTGGTTATTTAGTAAACCTTCTAATATGAGGTAATAACTATTTAATTTTTATAAAAATTTTATATATTAAAATAAAAATATTATGGCAAAAGAAAATTTAACTATATTTCAAAGGTTAAACAGAGTTGTTAACCCTAACTATAATCCAACACAAAAACAAACAACCCAGCGTTTTAACATGGGTGGTACGGAATTATTAAAAACAACTAATAAACAGGAATACGAAACGGCTAAGCTTCAAGCACAACAGAACAAATACATACAAAGTACATGGAAAAAAGTTGAAAACGGGTTGTTCCAGCAATCAATTAACTATGAAACAACCCGTGTTGGTTCATATGCTGATTTTGAAGCTATGGAATTTTATCCAACAATTGCAGCTGCTCTAGACGTAATGATGGAAGAATCAACCACTGTTAACGAAAGAGGAAGAGTCCTTAACATTTACTCAGATAGTAAACGAGTTAAAGGCATCCTTGAAGATTTATTTTTCAACAGATTAGATTTACACACTACATTACCTATGTGGACTAGAAATACCGTAAAATATGGTGATAATTTTGTTTATTTAAACATAAATGATAAACAAGGTGTTACTTCAGCTAAACAAATGCCTAATTATGAAATGGAACGTAGAGAAGCTGGTTTATATGATTTAGTTAGTGGTAGGGAATTAACCGATGACCAATCAGAAAACAAAGATAAGGTAAAATTTTATTGGAGAGGTCGTGATATCGAATTTAATTCTTGGCAAATTGCTCATTTCCGTTTGTTGGGTGATGATAGACGTTTACCATACGGTACATGTTTAAAAGGTGATACTAGAATTAATACTGAATTTGGTGTTAAAGAAATACAAGATATTGAAATCGGTACTAAAGTTTGGTCATTCAATTTAGAAACACAAGAAAAAGAATTATCTCCAGTTTTAGATAAAATTATGTCAGGAACTAAAGAAGTTTTTAAAGTATCAACTAGACATAATTATATAGATGCTAGTAAAGAACATAAAATTTTAGTAGCTAATGAAGATGGTAATTTTACATATAAAAATGTTTGTAATTTAAAAATAGGTGATTTATTGGTTTTAAATAAAAATGAACACACTAATAAAAAAATTAAAATTGATAAAACTAACCCAGTCGATAATAAGAATGGTTGGTTTAATAATGTTAATTTAATACCAGATTATGTAACGGAAGAATTTGCACAATTGTTTGGGTTCTTAATTGGTGATGGTTGGATACCAGAACATAATAATCAAGTAGTATTCGCTCTTGGAGTTGATGATGAAACAAATAATTTTTATATTAATTTATTAAAAAAATTCTCAGGCAAAGAAGAAATATATACAGATAATAAACAGGTTCATGTTAATTCTAAATTATTAAAAACAATTTTAGTTAGATTAGGGTTTAGTGGAAAATCACATGAAAAGAGAATACCTGATTGGGTTTATGAAATGGAAGATGATTTACAAAAAGCATTTGTTTCTGGTTTAATGGATGCGGATGGTTGGGCGACTAGAGACCAATGGGTTATCGCTTTACATATTGAATTAAATAATAAACCTTTAATTGAAGATTTAAAAATTCTTTTACAGAGAATTGGTTATAAATCTGGTTCGATTAGAAGTAGAATTAGGAAAACCCCAATAATTGAAGGTCGTGAGATTAAAAATGTAAGAGAATCTCATTTGATTACCTTTTTTGATTCATATTTAACACAAATGAAAAAATATGAATTTAAAAACCGTAAAACTGATAATTTTATTTTAGAACCTATTCAAAGTATTGAATCTATTGGTGAATATAAAACATATGATATATATGTGGAAAATCAAAATCATAATTTTTATGCAAATAATATAGTAGTTCATAATTCAATTCTAGAGAAAGCTAGACGTATTTGGAAGCAACTTATCTTATCAGAGGATTCAATGCTTGTATATCGTGTAACTAGAGCACCAGAAAGACGTGTTTATAAAATATACGTTGGTAATATAGATGACGCTGATGTTGAACAATATGTAAATGCTATTGCCGACAGATTTAAACGTATGCCGATTATTGACCCACAGACTGGTCAAATTGATTTGAGATACAATCAATTATCTAATGACCAAGATTTTTTCATCCCTGTTAGAGATGAAGCGGCGCCAAACCCAATTGATACTTTACCAGGTGCATGTATCGCATTAGATACTCGTATACCACTTTTAGATGGTAGAGTTTTGGAGTTAAATCAAATAATTAATGAATGGGATAATGGTAATAGAGATTTATGGGTTTATTCTTGTGACCCAAATACTGGTAAATTAGCACCTGGTATGATTACTTGGGCTGGTGAAACACGAAAAGATACTGAAGTTATTAAAATTACATTAGATAATGGTAAGTCAATAACCACAACACCAGACCATAAATGGGTTCATAGAACTAATGGGTTTGTTGAAGCTAAAGACTTAAAAGTAGGTGATTCATTAATGCCGTTTTATAGAGATAAAGAATATATACTTAAAAAGAAATACGCTAAAAAATATGAACGTATTTGGGATTCAGCTAAACAAGAATGGGTATTTACACATAGAATGGTTAATGAATACATGAAAAATATTAATGAAGAACAATATCATACTTTTGAAGGTGTTTATGAAAGAAATAAAATGAATACTATTCACCATATGGATAACAATAGGTTTAATAATTTACCTAAAAACTTATTCTTAATGGATTCTAGAGACCATTATAAATATCATAGACATGAATTATGGTCAACACCAGAAAAACACAAAATAACTGTAAATAAAATAAGTAAAGGTATTAATGAGTATATTTCTAATTTATCAGAAGAAGATAGGATTAGTAGAGGTGAGCAATCTAAATTAAATTCAATTAACTCTAGAGATAAAGCCAATGAAACATTTAGTAATAATATCAATAAAAAAGAAATAATAATAAATAGAGGTAAATTAATTAGTATTAGTAAATCGACTAAAGAATTTAAAGAAAAATTTTCTGAAATAGCTAAAACTAATTGGGAGTCAGATGAATATAGAAGTAAAGTATTTAGTAAAAAACAAACATTAACATTCACTAATGAATTATATATTATGTTTTTTGAAATGTTTAAATTATACGGTAAAGCTGATTTAACACTTAATGAACTTAATAAATCAGATGAGTTTATGAATGAATTCATTAATTCAAATAAAGATATTAGAAGTTCATTAACTAACTTAAGTGAATTTACACACAAACATTTAGAAAAAATGTTAAAAGAAAAAGGTTTCAAAAATTATAGAGACTGGTGTAAAGTTACTGCGGAAGAATTAGGTTATAAAAATGTTAGAGCTTGGAGGTATTTTATCGAAAAAAATAATAAAGAAAAAAGTTTATTATATAACCATAAAATAATTAACATCGAATGGTTAGAAGATAAAATAGATACTGGTACAATCACTGTAGATGGTAACGAATTATATCATAATTACCATACTTTTGCAACTGAAAGTGGTGTTTTTATTAAAAATAGTAATTTAGACCAAATTGCTGATATCGAATACTTACAAAGAAATTTATTTACAGCCTTGCGTGTACCAAAACCATTTTTAGGTTTTGAAGAAGCGACAGGTGAGGGTAAAAATCTTGCATTGCAAGATATACGTTTTTCTAGAACTATTAACCGTATCCAACAATCGCTACTTCAAGAGTTAAATAAGATTGCGATTATACATTTATTTATTTTAGGGTTTGAAGATGATTTAGATAATTTCACCCTTACACTTAATAATCCATCAACACAAGCTGAAATGCTTAAAGTTGAACATATGCAAACAAAAGTTAGTCTTGTTAAAGAGGCTACTTCTGATATTGGTACTGGTTTATCTGTTATGTCATGGACTAGAGCACACAGAGATATATTAGGGTGGTCAGACGATGAAATCAAACAAGATTTACTTGAACAGCGAATGGAAAAAGCAGCTTCTGCTGAGTTACAAAACACTGCTGCTGTTATTAAACATACTGGTATGTTTGATGCTGTTGATAAAATATACGGTGATTACCAAGCGGCCCTTAAGGGTGCTTCTGGTGAAGCTGGAGCTGAAGCTGGAGGTGGCGGAGGTGGTAGTTTCGGTGGCGGAGGCGGCGGATTCGGCGGTGGTGGCCTAGGTGGTGAAGATTTAGATTTTGGAGCTGAAGGCAGTGAAGAAGCTGGTGGTGAAGAAGCTGGTGGTGAATTCCCATCACCTGAAGGTGGAGATGCTGGTGCCACACCAGAAGCTGGAGGTGAAGAAGCTGGTGCTACACCAGAAGCTGGTGCCACACCAGAAACACCAGAAGGTTTATCAGAATATATTAACAAAACAGATAAATTATTAACCGAAAGAAAACAAGTATTGGCGAAACAATTAAATGAAAGGCAAGAAAAATATAAAAATCGTTTTGTTGATGTGTTAGTAGAATCAGTTAAAAAAGATGACGGTAAAAATGATTTTAGTGTTAAGATTTATGATAAAAACGTTAAAATAAATGAAGACGTTAACAATATGATAGATGGTATAAATAAAATGTTAGACGAATAAGCATTTTTGCTTTAAATCTTTATATTTATTAATAAAAATTAGTTATGCAAAATTTTGGAAAAATAAAAAATGCTTTTAGTGAAATTTTGGCAGAAGGTATAGCTTCAAATGATGTGGCTAAAAGACAACTGTTTAAAAAATATATTAAAACACTTAAAGAAAGTAAAATATTAAAAACACAATTTTTGGTTTACGAAAATATTGAAAATGCTATTGAGGCGGATATTTTTACAGCAAATTTAATAGTGTCAGAAAATTTAAATTTGTTGGGTAAATTTGATAAAAAAGATTTAATAAAAGAAAACCAAAAATTATTATCACTATCTAAGGAAGTTACCGATAAGGTTAATGAATCTTATGATGAAAAATTAGAAAAATTACACGAATCATTTAGTAATTTAATTTTCTTAAATAAAAACGCTTCGGCTATAAATGAATCAACTAAAAATAGAAAAATTGTTTTAGATTTTATAAACACAAACAAACAAAAAGTTATTGAAGAATCTTATGATATTCCAAACAGTATACTTAGTTCAATTCTTGTGGATAAATACAACGAAAGATATTCTGATTTAACTGAAAGTGAAAAAGAAGTGGTTAATGTTTTAATGGAATCTAAGGATGATAAAAAAATAGAACTATATAATAAAATATCTAGAGAATGTATTGATTTGATTGATAAAAAATTAACCGAATCTGATTTAGAAACTAAAGATAGATTATTACGAGTAAAAGATAAGTTATTGAGAAACACTATTGAGTTAAATGAAGATTTCCCAAAACACATATCAAAATTAGTCGATTTAAAAAATACATTAGATAACGAAAAATAAAAAAAAGTTATGGACGAGTTTCAAAAAATAACACCAAGCGAAAATATATTAAAATTAAGAAAATTAACAGAAGAAATCTGTTCAATTGAATCTGATGATGAGGATATAATAAATGAAATAAAATTAATAATTGATAACGCAACAGAAGCTATTTTATCGTCTAAAACAGAAAGAACGAAAATGAAGCATTATGAAAATATGTTTTTAAGAATAAAAAAACTTATACACTAAATAAAAAAAAAATGGCAGAAAATAAAGATACATGGGCTGACTACAGTAAATTAGTTTTAAAAGAGTTAGAACGTTTAAATGAAAATCATGAAAAAATGCGTTCTGATTTTGACACTAGACTTAACGAAATGAACCTTAAATTAAACGATGTAAAAGGTATTGAAAAATCTGTTAACCAAAATACAGAATGGATTCAAAAGGTTAACGATGTTTGGTCACCATTACAAATGAAAGAGGCTAAAGACGAGTTATACAAACAAAAAAATCGTTGGGTTGCCGCTATTGCGATTATGAGTTTTATTCAAGTTGTTATGGGAGTTATTTTATCACTTTGGGGTAAAATTTAATTGACATTTACCTGGTAATTTCTTATATTTATACAAATATACGAAAATTATGAAAACAGGTAAACAAATTAAAATTGACGACCAATTAAACTATAACATAACATATGGTTGTGTGGATAATAAAAACCCAAAATCAGTTTATATTAACATTTCAGCTTGGGTAGAACCTAAGTCTGAAGAAGATGAGAATTATAATAAAATAATTAAAAGTATCGATAAAAAAGTAAGGCAATCGATTTATAATTTTTTAAGTTATAACGATACAACAATATTTTTAAAAGACAAAACTATTGTTGATTTAGACTTAAGGGAATCTGGTGTAAAATATGGTAAAAGAAGTTTTATGAGTTGTGAAATAAATTTGTTCCAAGAAAACGATATATCAATAAACTCAGAAATAATAAAAAAAGCCTTAAACACAATTTCAAATTTTGTTATAAAAGAAATATTTGATAAAGATTTTAATTTTAAATACCATAAAAAGAAATAATAAACACAAACCCAGCTTTAAAGCTGGGTTTTTTTATTTAATTAACATATTTATATCTATAAGACTTAAAATACTATGAATATAAATTACAAAGATTTCAAAATACTTAAAAGAGGTGAAACTGGTTGGGGGGTGCTAGTTGAAAGCGACGCTGGATATATAAGCCCAGATGAACCTAGAAACCAACCATTCATTAACGAAATCAAAAAATTAGATAGTGGTAATAAAATGGCAATTGTTGAACCGTTAATCGTATACGTAGTTTTACAAAAACACGGTATTCTTAATCGTAACGGTAGAGTTTACCCAGAAGCTATATTAAAATCACAAGATAGATTATATCAACAAGCAATTAAAGAACGTAGAGCGGTAGGTGAATTAGACCATCCAGAATGTCATCGAGAAAGTGCTCAAATACTAACCGATGAAGGGTGGAAACTTATTAAAAATATTTCCGAAAATGAAAATGTTTATACGTTAAACCCAGAAACTAACCAAATAGAACTTCACCAGATTACTAAAAAAATCGTAAAACATTACGAGGGTGATATGATATCAATCAAAGGTAGGTCTATCGATTTAATGGTTACACCTAATCATAAGTTTTGGGTAATCGATAGGAACGGTAAGGGTAAGTTTATCACTGCTATGGATATTCACGAGAATAAGATAAAAGGTTTAAACAAAATGTATATCCCTAAAACTGGAATATGGAATGGAATTGATGAGGATGTCTTCACCTTAGAAGGTTTAAATGAAGATGAAATAGCGTTTAATTGCCCCTACAATAAAAAGGTTGAGTTGATGTCTGATTTAGAGATTCCAATGGACCTGTGGGTTAAATTTATGGGTATATATTTAGCTGATGGTTCTGTTGTAGTAAATAATACGACTAAGAGAGTATGTAAGATTTTAGAGAATGGTGAAAAAGATTACAGTTTTGAATCTTCTAAATCTGGGTACGTTTGTAAAATAACACAAAAGAAAGAAGAGTCTAAAATTTTAATTAGAGAGTTGTTAGATTTATTACCATTAAATTTTAAAGAAATAAAATATGGTGATGGTAAGGTTGATTTTAAAATAAACGATGCTAGATTACATAAATTTCTTAAACAATTTGGTAAGTCTTCAGATAAATTTATCCCTAATTCCATTAAGAATCTTAATAAAGAACATTTAAAAGATTTTTTAAATTGGTTTGTATTGGGTGACGGTAGAATTAGAGATGGTAAGTACAGCGAGGTCTTTAGTATTTCTAATAAATTATCTGATGACTTACAAGAAATAATTTTAAAAATAGGTGCTTCATCAAATCTAAGGGTTGAAGAGCGTGATTATGATAGATACTTTGGTGATGGGTTAATTAAAAAAGGTTCATCTTCACCATTAAATAGATTACATATATCCAAAACTAAAGGGATTTATTTAGACAAAAGACACTTAACTACTGAATTAGTGAGTTATGATGATAATGTTTATTGTGTTGAAGTGCCTAACCACATATTTTATGTTAGAGACAATGGTAAAGCTTGTTGGAATGGTAATTCATCTATTATAGCAGGTGATAGAATTTCCCATAATATAATTGAAACTTGGTGGGAAGGTCAAACTTTAATGGGTAAAATGGAAATTTTAATGACACCAGGTTTTATTAATTACGGTATCGTATCCACAAAAGGTGACGAGGTTGCAAATTTATTGAGAAACAGAATTAAAATTGGTGTGTCTTCTAGAGGTGTCGGGTCCTTAAAAGAAGGTAAAAATGGAGAGCAAATAGTACAAGATGATTTTGAGATTATTTGCTGGGATGTGGTAACTGCACCATCAACACCAGATGCATGGATTGGGCGTAGTTCTGAAGAAATGAAACCATATGTTGAAAACGCTGAAGTTAAAAAACCACTATTAAGTGAAACATTAAAAAACAATTTAGATAAATTTTTAAACGATTAAATAAAAATTTTTATTTTTTTGATATAAAAAATGATTTTTGTTTAAAACACGCATATTTATTAACAAATGAGTTTATTCTCATTGTTTATCTAATAAAACAAAATCTTAACAAAAAAGAAATGGCAGATAAAAAATCTATACTTGAAGAAGCACTTTTGGATATAAACCATATTCAGAATGCTCTTAATGCTAATACCAAAGAAATACTTCGTTCGGTTGCGAAAGAAGAAATTAACGGTGTTGTGAAAGAATCTCTAGAAGAAGAGATTTATGAAGAAGAAGACGTAGAAGAAACTATAGACGAAAACCAAGAAATGGATGAGGCTATGGGTGAACCTATGGAAGAAGAAAGTTATATGGAAGAAGAGGAAGACCTTGACGAAGAAGGTGAATTTGGAATGGATGATATGGAATCATCAGAAGAACTTGATATGACTGATGCATCAGATGATGAAGTTATTGCTATCTACAAAAAAATGAGTGGTGATGACGAAATCGAAATTGTTGGTGATGAATTACACTTGAACATCTCGGAACCAGGGCAGTATGTTGTAAAACTTGATGGTGCTGGTGAAATCGGTGGTGAAGACATGGATGACATGGGAGATGAATTAGAATTGGAACCAGCTGATGATATGGATGGTGAAGGTGACGATGAAATGGACATGGACATTGATATGGATGACACTGACATGGAAGATGAAGAGAATGGTGAAGAAGGTGACTACGATTACGAAATCGAAATGGATGACGAAGAAGACATGGATGACGAAGAAGACATGGATGACGAATCTATGGATGACGAAGAAAACATGGAAGATGAAGAGTCTGAAGAAGACGAAGAAGAAATCGAAGAATCTTTAGGTTACACTAGAGGTTATGCTGGTAAACAAGGTGCTAGAAAAAATGGCGCTGCTCACCATCCAAAACCTAAAAGTGAAACTGTAAACGAAACAATCGCCGCAAAAAAATTAGTTTCTGAAACAGCTAAAAAATATAACGCTTTATTAACTGAAGCAACTAAACTTAAATCTGAAAATGATGAGTTTAGAACAGCTCTAAAAGAGTTTAGAACAAAATTGGTGGAAACTGTAGTTTTCAATAGCAATTTAACTTACGTAACTAAATTGTTTATGGAACACTCAACAACCAAAGGTGAAAAAGATTCAATCCTTAAAAGATTTGATGAAGTTTCTAACCTTAAAGAATCTAAAAAACTTTATAAAACTATTGCTAACGAATTGGAATCTAGAAAACCAATTTCAGAATCAGTAGAGAATAAAATTATTAAAGAAGCTACTAGTGGTGTATCAAGACAAATTGTAGAAAACACTGCTTACGTAGACCCTTCAACAAAGAGAATCATGGATTTGATTAACAGAGTTGAAAGAAGATAATAACAAATAAAAAAAAAATTAAAACTTAAAAATTATGTCACACTTATTGACTTCAGGACAAGTTGGTAACATCGGATTAAACCACATGAAGGCTATCCGTTTGGAAACTCAACAAAAATGGGACTCTTTAGGCTTCTTAGAAGGTCTTAGAGGACACGTAAAAGAAAACATCGCTCAATTATATGAAAACCAAGCGTCTTCATTGTTAACTGAGTCTACTAACGCTACATCATCAGGTTCTTTCGAAACTGTTGTTTTCCCTATCGTTCGTAGAGTTTTCTCTAAATTATTAGCTAACGACGTTGTGTCTGTACAAGCTATGAACATGCCAATTGGTAAATTGTTCTTCTTCGTACCTTTAACATCTGAGCGTGTTGGTGGAACAGGTCACACTTCTATGGCTACAGATGGTTTACCACCATGTACTATTAACGGTTGTGAAGCTACTTCATTCTTAGGTAAAAACTTGTATGATTTATTCTACAATGACGGATTGTTTGACAATTCTAAAGGTGCGTTAACTATCAACACTGATTTTAACATGCCAGTTTACACATTAACTTCTGGTGGTACTTTCTCAGCTGTGACTGATGCTAGTACAGCTTTACCAACAGCAAATGATGGTTCGGTTAGAAACGTAATTGTTGCTCTTACTGGTTTTTCTTCTAACGGTAGAGAAGTGTTAACAGGTCCAGATGGTAACCAAATGGATACTGAATCATTCTTAGCTTCGTTAAAAGTTGTTGCTGGTGCTGATATCAAAGATAGAGATAATAACACTATTATCGCTAACGGTGGTGAAGTTCCATTCCGTTTAGTTACTCAAAGATATGGTGTTGGTATCGTAACTGGTCCTAACAATGTAACTGATGGTAACGGTGTATGTTGGTTAGAGTTAGATTTATCTCACCCTGCTACTACAGCTACTTACGACGGATATGTTGGTACTTCAGGTACTACATTAGCTTCATTGTCTGCTTTTACAGCTGCTTACGCTAGCTACGCTAGTTTAGAGTTTGAAACAGAAATGGGTGAGGTATCATTCAGACTTGATGAGGTTGTTGTTTCTGTAGAAGAAAGAAAATTAAGAGCTACTTGGTCTCCAGAATTAGCGCAAGACGTTAGTGCATTCCACAACATCGATGCTGAAGCTGAGTTGACTGCAATGCTTTCTGAGCAAGTTGCTGCTGAAATTGACCGTGAAATCCTTAGAGATTTACGTAAAGCTGCTGCATGGCAATTGCGTTGGGACTACAACGGATGGAGAAAAACTTCAAACGCTGCTCAACCATATACTCAAAAAGAGTGGAACCAAACTTTAATTACTAAATTAAATCAAATTTCTGCTCAAATCCATAAATCTACACTTAGAGGTGGTGCTAACTTCATCGTTGTATCTTCAGAGATTTCTGCAATCTTCGACGATTTAGAATACTTCCACGTGTCAGACGCTAATCCAGAGCAAGACCAATACAACATGGGTATTGAAAGAGTAGGTTCATTAGGTGGTAGATATCAAGTATATCGTGACCCATATGCACCAGCATTCTCAATCATCATTGGTCACAAAGGAAAATCATTATTGGACACTGGTTACATCTACGCTCCGTATGTACCATTACAGTTGACTCCAACAATGTATAACCCATTCAACTTTGCTCCAGTGAAAGGTATTATGACAAGATATGCTAAGAAGGTCGTAAACAACCGTTTCTACGGGCATTTAAGAGTAGATGGTGTACAAACATTTAACATCAACGAATTAAGATAATATATTATCTTATATACAAAAAAGTCTAATCGAAAGGTTAGACTTTTTTTTTGTTATATGTTTTTTTAGATAAATAATTTATTTAATTGTTAGGTACATTAACGATAAGGGTTAAAAATAAATGGGTCAAAACTTGTTTTATTAAAAGATTGTTAGTATATTTACAATATAATATATTAAAGTATAATGACAAAGAAAGTTTTAAGTGATGAAGATATTAATTCAATAATCGCAGAATATAAGAACGGTTCAATTGGTATTGAGTCTTTGGCTAATAAATATAAAGTTGGTAAAATAAAGATTCGTTCAATTTTAGACGCTAACGCTATTTCAATTAAGGGTAAAGGTGGTCAAGTAACAATAGGTAACAGTGATAAGATTGAACAGACTAAGGTTACTAAATATGAATCATATAATGACAACAAAAAATTAGTAGCTATTTGTAAAAAAACAAAGTTAAAATTTGAAGACGCTAATAATTTGTCTGGTTGTTTAACTAAACATATAATTGAACATTATGAGAATGTTCCGATACCAACCAATACATACCAAAGAAAAAAATATGAATTGGTTAATGGTAAAAAATGGTTTGAGGAATATTTTGAAGTGGTTGAAGAAGATATTGGTCAAACTAGAAAATGTAAGTTATGTGACTGGGAAACTGAAGATATTTTAAATAAAACAGGTTGTTTTGAAAACCATGTTAATAACGAACATGGTATGGTTATAAGCGATTATTTAGTAAAACACCCAGAAGACACTAAATACCATAAAAACTACTCTAACATAATTGAAAGAGATGTTATATTATCAAATGATGATGAATCAGTAAAATGTTTAGAGTGTAACAAAAAATTCATAGGTTTAACTAATACACATATGAAATTTAAACATAATATTAGTATTGAAGATTATAAGAAAAAGTGGGGTGTTAAAGCAATTATTGTGTCTAATAAAACCATTAAATTATTAACTGAAAATGCAATAGAATTAAATAAAAATATGGTTTCAAGTTTTAATTCAAAACCACAAAAAGAAATACAATCTTTTATTGAGAATGAATTAATGATTAATGTTTTGGTTAACAATAAAAAAACATTAAATGGTGTTGAAATTGATTTATATGACCCAATAAGAAAAATAGGTATTGAATATAACGGGTTATATTGGCATTGTGAAAGAATGGGTAAAGTAAAAGATTATCATCAGTTAAAAACAATTCTAGCTAATAGTGAAGGTGTTAGGTTAATACATATATTTGAAGATGAATGGTTACATAAAAAAGATATTGTTAAAAGTAGATTAAGACATATTTTTGGTAAGGATAATAATAGAATATATGGGAGAAAATGTGAGATAAAAGAAATAACTAAAGATGAAAAAAAAGATTATTTAATTAAAACACATATTCAAGGTAATGATAATTCAACAATACGATTTGGTCTTTTTAATAACACCAATTTGGTTGGTGTTATGACCTTCGCTAAACCTAGAAAAGCGTTAGGTAATAATAACCATGATGATAATGTTTATGAATTAGTTAGGTTTGCTTCTGATAATGTTATTGGTGGTGCAGATAAATTATTAAAACATTTCATAAAAACATATAAACCCAAACAAATAATATCATATGCTGATAGAAGGTGGAGTCAAGGTGAATTATATGAAAAATTAGGTTTTAATTTAGTCTCAACTACAAAACCTAATTATTGGTATACTAAAGACCATAGGATAAGGGAACATAGGTATAATTATAGAAAAGATGTTTTGGTCTCAAAAGGTTATGATTCAACTAAGACTGAATTTGAAATTATGGCAGATTTGGGTTATGATAAAATTTGGGATTGTGGTTCTTTTAAATTTGAAATGAGATTTTAGTTTTGATGGTACCGATGATATTGGATTTAAAGAGTGTTGGGAATTAAGCAACCTTCAACCGTTGTGGGGACCAGAGAATTTAAGCAAAGGTAGTATACGGATAAAAAAAGGACCAATGGTCCTTTTTTATTTATATACGTTAACTTAGTTGATTATTTATTATGCTTTAGTCGCACATACTGGACAATATTTAAATTCTGGTTTTAATTTATGACCACAATTTGTACAATATTTTCTAACGTTTATGTCTTCAACTGTGTTAACTTTTTGAGATACTGGAAGCAACTTGGCTTCAATAGTATGAAATGCAAACCATTCAAAATCTTTATTTACTGTTTTGAATTTTTGGTCAGAATGTGAACCTTGTTCAACTCTACCAGTTTCAATTGATTTAGATTTTTTAGCTTTTAAACTTCTAGTTAAATCTTTAGGTGTTTCAACACTTTTTTCAGTCGACATACAATCCATTGTAACTTCACCGTTTAAGGTGTCGCTATAATTTACGTTTGAACTATAGAATGCGCTAGTTGAAAGAGTGTTTGAAATATCACCACTTAACAAACCAGTTGTTGAATATAACCCACCAACAGCATTAGTAGACGTTGTGAATGTATTACACAACGGTGTGTTAGGTGCAGTGCCTGAATTGTAAACGTAACCACCAGTGTTTGTACTGTCGTAACGAATAATCCCTTGGTCATAATTTGGTCCACCAAAAACGCTTCTTTTACCAAGACCACCAAGAGTGATTATTGGATTTCTTGGTCTTGGTTTTGATTCTCTATAGAATTCTACTTTGAAATCACCGTTGTTTACAATGGCTTCTTTTACTTCTTGTGTGTTGGCTACTTCGTAAGTATCGAATAAGAATTTTTTGGCAACGTCTAAGTATCTATCAAGGAATACGCGTTGTCCTGGGTTTAAAACAAGACCGCCTTGTGAGATAACATTTCCGTTTAGTGTGATTTTAGCAAGCACAGTTTCCGTAGTCGGATTAAAAAGTTCAACTTGGAACTCCGTTTGTTTAGATAAATAGATTTTTGGGTCTGTTTCTTTATCATAAATTTTAACTCTTGATTTGTTAACACAAATGTTTGCAGTAGGTACATTTTGTTTTTTAATTTACTGTTTTCTATAAAATTTAGTTTTTAATTAATTGTTATTTTGTATTATTAATTCTACCTATATTTTTGTTATTTAATTATTATAACTCTAAAGCTCCGTCGAACTCAAGACAGATGATTTAACAAACTAATTTTTATATTTCCATATGAAACCATATGAAGTTCTTGCTTTTCCATTGCAACACATCCAAATATTACCAACGGATAGATTTAATGTTTTAGCGGCAATACCAGCTGAATCCCATTCTTTTATTTTATTCATATCCAAATCAAATTGGATTACTGGGTTAGAATTTTTGTTATTTTTACCTGAATTACTATTAGAAATTTTTAGTTTATGTTCTTCTGTTAATTTTTTACCTAACATAGGACCTTTACCATAATTTGGGTTTTTGCTACCTAATTTGGCTAATCTCATTTTTTCTTTCGATTCTTCTGAATGTGATTTATTGTAAAATGGGTTTTTAATATCTGTATTTACTTTTTCTGATGCTTCTAAATTTAGATATATAAAATCTGTAGATTCAGCTTTTTCTTTTAATTCAATTTGCCTGTCAGTGTTTATTTTAGAATTAGACATTTTTACCTTACTTTCCTCTGAAAATCTATAACCTATAGTGCTCCCAGCTATCTTAGATAGATTATAACCTATTTTCCTATCATAAGATGAAAATAAATCAATATAAAATTGTTCTTTTATTAATAAATTTTCATTAACTACAAATTCAATAATTTTAAACTTAAAATTATTTTCACCATATTTATTCCAAGAAGATTGTAAATGATTATTTGGGTGTTTATTATGTCTTAATAGTTTTTTGTGGTCATTAAACCTTTGTTTTAGATTTATAGAAGAGCCGACATAAATTTTATTGTTAGTAGTGTTAATTATCTGATATACCCCAGATTTTAACGTTTTAACGCTAGTATTTTTAATTTCCATATTTTAACTTTTTAATTTTATTATTGTACCAATTTCTTTGTTGCCTAGACAACTCTAAAGTCATTTCTGACTCGAAACCAATACGTTAGTTAACGTATATGTAATAAATATAATAAAACTTATTTTATTTGTAAATAGTTTTTAGATTTTATATTGTTAATAACTTTTCATTATTGTCCACGTCTAGACTCAACTTGATTAACGATATTAAATTGACAAACATTTTTAAGTGTTGTCACCTCAAGGTTTGACGTGGCTAAAACGTCTAAGTAGTATGTGTTAGGTATAAGACTAGCTGTATCCAATAAGAAATAGTAATAATTATTAGCCATTTCTATTGGTTGAAAATCTATAACAGTTAATTCAGCGTTACCTTCTTTTACGTACAATCTGTACTGTAAATTATCAATATATTGTGTTTGTTCAACAGTATAAGGTATTCTAGCTGATACAATAACTCTTCTAATATCACCTCGTTTAATATTTTCTTGATTTCTAATACCAGAAATGTTTACAGCAACTTTTCTTGGCAACATATCGTTAGTACCTATATTGTAATAATCCATAGATGACTTAACAACAAAATCTAAGCTTATGTTAGGTCTTGTAACTCCGTTTATTATCACATCAGACCAAACATCATTGTACATGGTTTCAACGTTTCCATTGGTTGGCACAATGATATCAATGCTGTATACACCTTTGGTTATATGAGTAACATCTGATGAAGTATAAGCACTAAACAAGTCACCATTGTAATCATAAACATTTACAGTAGGTATTTGGTCCAAATTAGTTGGATTTCCCGCAAGATTTACATAAAGATATAGTTTGTTAGGTTTATCTAGAAAAAAGTTGTTCCTATCGTCTCTAATGTTGTTTTCGTAAATGGTTTCAATGTAGGGTTCATAGAATGTTTGGGTATTGTTGGTAAAGAAACCAACATATTGTAAAGCTGTCGTATTTATAAGCTCATAACCTCTTGCAAACGCAACACCTAAACCATAATTGGTGTCACCAGTAAGCACGCCATTTACGTAATCAGAAATATCCATTTCTATGTTTTCATTACCTTTATCAAAGTGTTGGGTAGTAACTGTTATACCAGATGGTGAACCAGAATAAACACCAGTACCCCCAGACCAATTAAAACCTGTTCTTGGGTTTACCCAATTTGATGGTCCTGTAGAATATAGATAATCACCAGTAGCGAGTATTGGTACCTCATAATCGTAACCAACACCATTATCCCAATCTTGGTTTATTTTAAAAAGGATTAAATCAAAAGATGAGGCTCTATCTTTAGTAGCCATAGTACCGTTAAGTAAACCTGTATCAAAAGAAGCGGTATTTGTTAATCTAAGCGTATGTTTTAATTTTGATAAATCTGTAAAAGTACCCCCAGTGTATAGGTTTTTAAGTCTAGTTTCATCAAAATGAAATAAAAACCTGCTGTATTTTTCTATACCATCATAACCACCGTAAAATAATTCAGCTACTGGGTTAAGACCAGTATTTGCAATTGAATTGCTAATGATTGTATTATTTTTGTCGAAGAAAGTTCTAATAACCATGTTTTGTTTTTATTATAAATATCACAAAACTTAATAAAATTAGTTAATACGAACGTTTTTAGATAACATATTACTTTCTAGTTTAGACGCATTTTTTTGATATTCAGTTACAGCTTGTTTATTCCCACTAATTGTTAAATCTGTAGGTGGTAAACCATTACCTCTATGTACGTGTGATAAGAAAGCGTCTTTTAATAACCTTAAATATTGAAGTAGAACATCACCATAAGGTAATTGATGAGCTGTTGTTAATATTTTTTCTAACTCACTCATAGAAATCAAATCAATTTGGTTCGTGGTGTTATAATCTGGTGAACCACCATGTGTTATTAGGTTAATTTTATTTGCAACTATATTTGTAACAGAACCAATTCTATCACCTATTTCGGTATCACTTATTTTAGGTAAACTAACTTTATTTTTAAGTTGTATATATGCTTGTGTGTCAAAATTAAAAGTAATAGGGTATGGATTTGTTTCGGTTATTTGAGTTTCAACGAATTTACCAGCCCTAATTACAATTTCATTATTTTTTTGTGTTATATCGGTATTGTATCTACCTTGTATTGATATGTCTTCTGGATTTGGAAACACACCTTTTAACTCTGGTATATTTTCTATTCTAACGTCTGGTGCTATTGGTCCAAAAGTAAAACCAGCAGTTGCTGTTGTTCTAGCTGAATCAAAATTTAATTTATTTGATTGAGAAACCAATGGTCCGATATACAACCTATCCGCTCCTTGTTTTTCTTTACTAAAAACAAAGATAAAAACCATTTCACCAACTTTTGGTTTTATAAAAAAATGTTTTGGCATTAAAGGTAAACACCATGGTAACTTATCAAAATCATCATTATTGGTTAATAATTCATCATCACCACCATTAGAAACAGAACCTTTAATCCAAACTTTAATTCTATTTAAACTTAAAGGGTCGTCAACACTCATAACCTCTCCAAGTTTTAAAAATTGAGACGATTCTAATGTTTCGTATGATGATTTTTCACCTCTAGTTAATCTATTACTACCTTCAAACATTAAACTTCTTTTTTAAGTCTTTTAAGTATAATTTTATTTGCTGTTTCAAAACGTTTTTCTATTTCAACTAACTTATCATAATCTTGAACCATTTTTAGTTTTATGGCCTCATGGTCAGCTTCATATTGTTTTATAAGAAATAATATTTCATTATTAGACATATCTTCTAAATTTACATTGTTTTCAACCATTCTAATTTCTTTTTAATTTCTTTAACATCACTAATAATTATTAGTGATATGTTTTATTTCAAACAAAATTTTATTGTTTAACTTTTCTTCTAAATCTTCGTAAATAAGTTTATCTAATTATACCATTACCAATACCCATTGTTGTTGTTAAACCTTGTATTACGACAGGGGCACCTAAATTACCAATACCGAAACCTGTGACACCAACACCAGGTGGAATTACAACATTTACAACACTTTCATTTAAAAATGCGTTTATTATTTCCTCTGATTGAATGGCCAACATAGCTTCAGAAATATTTGGACCATCTGCGAAAACATCACCAACAGGTAAACCAGCTTCTGATTGTCTAGAGATGATTCTAGAAGCAATTTCTTTACCTGAAAGACCAGGTCTTAACGGTGCACCAATCATTACAAGTGGTGGGGGTAAAGGTTCTACTGGTGGGTTAGGAACTTTAAAAGCAGTTAGAATCATATTTAGAACACCATAAATTGATGATAAATCGAAATTATTTTCTTTATTTATATTTTCTTGAGAAAATTTTTCTTTTGTGTTTTTACCTAAATCACTCATTATATAAGACCTTTTATTTTTCGTAATGCTTCTTGACCAACACCAACTAAACTTAATAATTGTTGTTTTCTGTTTTGAGCTTTTTCATATAATTTAACCAAAGCGGAATCACCTGCTAACTTAGTAACTTCTCTAAGTGCGTAGTTCATTAATATACTAACAATTACTTGTGTTATATCTTTAAAAACAGATGTAAATAAATTTCTATTTTTCTTTATAAAGTCTTTAGCGTCAGTATATTCTGATTGAATACCGTATACAATTTTGAAATTTATTAAAAAAATTATTATTATTTTAGGTGACATCAATAAATTAGCTATAGATTTGATTAGTGATTTAATTATATCACCAACAAAATTAATTTTAACAGTTTGTTTATCTTGATTGTTAGGTGTTTGTTCGGCTAAACTTTCAGCCATATTGTTTATAGAATTAGTTAACACAACTCTCTTTTCAACTAAAGTGGAGCTTTGGTTATATTCTTCTGTGAAAACATCTAATTGTTCTATAGGCATAGATGTGTCAAATTCTACGCTAGTTTTCACTTTTATTACACCATTTCTTCTGTTATCAGCAATTTCTTGTTGTCTAGTTATTTCTTGATTATTAAAAGTAAAATAATCATCGTTAATTTCATCATTAACATCAGAATTTGCAAGCCTATCGATTATATCATTAATCTCAGCTTCTTTTTGTAATTGTTTTCTAGTTTTATTAGTTTGTATTGATATTGAACCGAATAATAAATCAATTATTTTATTAACAACATCTTTTCCATCGATAATTTTTAACGAATCAACATAATTATCATTTAAATAATTTATTGATTTGTTTTCCAAAGAAGGGTTTACCTTTATTAATAAAGAATTGTTTGGTATGTTACCTGTACCATTTTCAACAAATTTAATATCTAGTATATTTTGCCACGTATGTGTAACATTTGGGTCTTGCACTACCGCATATAAAAAAGTGTTAAAATCTGTACTATCAAAAAGATTTGGTGTTATATCGCTATAATATAATCGACCAATAGAAGTATTAGGGTCAATTTTTAATTGGTCGAAAAAATCTATTTTATTAAGTTTTATTATTAACCCAGTATCTAATGGTTTTAAATATTGCGGTATACTTGGGTTCACACCACAAGAAACCATATTTCTAAGAACCACTTTAATGGTTAGTTTTAAACCTTTTTCAATTTTGTCTAAGTATTTTGTAAGTACTTCTACTATAACTTTAATGAATTCTTTTTGACCAACTAAAGATTTAACCAAATCACTTAAAAATAATATAATATCATTCCCGTTATTTATAGACGGGAACGAATTTGTATTTTTAAGTTTTGGTAAACCAGTTGTTAATGTTTTAGCGGCTGCTATTTCACCAAAAACTTTTTGTTTTTTGTCTTTGATACTCATTAATCTTCTATTTCATTATCAATATTTTGTCCTTTCTTGAACATTTCTCTGATAGATTTAAAATCATTAAGAGACACCTTACCGTCAGCTCTTTCGGCTATTGCAGCGTTGGCATCTCCTCTGTTTTTAATTATATCGCTTTGTAATTTTGCTATTTCAAGTTTAACTCTAATTGCTGAATCTTTAACTTTAAGTAGGTTACCCTTTTCTTTAGCTATTTTTGTCAAATCATCAACACCATCTGGGTTAGCGCTAGCGCTTAATTCGTTGATAGTTCTTTGAACGTCATTTATTTGTAAACATGCATCACCGTAGGTTTCTTGCATAAGACCTTCTAATGATTCGTTATCATTTACTTTAACATCTTGTTTTCTTTTCCTGGGCATAGTAATTGGTTTTTATTATAAATATCTACAAGCCTTGTTTTGTTAAGAATTCATACAAATCTTTATATTTTTTCATAGATATTCTAATATCTTTAGTTGTTAAATTTGTATAATTTCTCATTGTTTCTAAAACAGAATTTTTATTATATTTTGAACCACCATCAAATCCTTCAAAAGCGGATTCCCAGTTTTCTAAGATATAAATCAAAGCATAACCAACTTTTCGTTCATTTTCATTTAATTTTTTCTTTGGCGGTAAATCTTCGTCATCCATTTCTTTTTTTATCCCATCTATTAATTTTGAAATAAAATCATCCATAACGAAGCTATCATTATCAATAACATAACTTAAATCTTCTCTGTCATCAAAGTATGTCATCATATCTTCATAAGAAGAAGTTTGTTTTAAATATTTTTCGTCTTTAATAAGTAACCCTAAAATATAGTTTTTACTTATCGTTCCAAAGTATGAATAGGCTTTTTTTCCTCTTCCAGTTTCAAATTTATGTACTTTTGTCATCAAGAAAGAAACGGTGTCACTATGAAGTTCTTCATAAGTTTCACCCTTTCTATACAATTTGTATCTCCTGATAATAGCTTCAACCATTTTATCTAACGGGGCTTTAAGCCATTCGTTAAATATAGTGTTTCGTTCATCGATGTCATTGGATTCTAAAAATTTAATTACAGCCTCTTCTTCTTCTGGACCAAAATACATATCGTTTTTTCTTTTGCGTCCTCTACTAGTAGCCATTCATTAAAATTAAACCTCATACGTTATTTTTCTATCATTTTGGAAATAATATTCTTTTTTAGCTGTTTGTAACCACCATTTAGCTTCTACTGGGGTCATTGTCTCTTTATAAGAAGAAAATAAAGACTCTGGCCTTTGGTTTACGTGTTTGTAACCAAATTTAGGGATTGTCATAACCCTAACATCTTTAAATGTCATTCTTAATAAAAATTCATAAATAAAAGTTAATTTAATACTAGGTTTAAGTCCACCCATTTCTTCGAATGTTGATTTTTTAACCACCATTCCGTCAATATTAAAATTTTGATACGCTAACAAAGCGTTGTTATCAAGTATACCTAGTTCATCTGAAAAACTATTAGCCCAAACCGCTTCGTTAGTAAAACCTATAAAATTACCTTCAAAATCAACATCGATTACAATTGGTAAAAATAATTCAACATTAGGATGAGCTTCTCTATATTCTAAAACGTTTTTAAACCAAATTTTTGAATATTCATCGTCATATTCCAAAACTGAAATCCATTCAGATTTAGCTTTTGAAACAGCTAGATTTACTTGTGAACAGTAATCTGTTTCACCATCGTTTTCAAGTATTGTTACAATATCTTTAATTTCACCCATATCCATTTTTTTGACATGTTTGAAAGCATCACTACCTTTAGGTGTAACGATAATTAATTCATCTGGTCTTACTATTTGTTGTTCAACACTCTTGATAGCATTGATTAATGTTTTTTCTGTAACATCGTTTAATTCGTAAATTGGTAAAATTACCGAAATATTTGTCTTTTCCATATTTATTAAGCGTTTTCTGTTTCTTTAAGAGTATCTTCTAATCTCTCTAAAGTTATTTTTAATTCTGAACTTCTATTTTCAAAAATAGCACCATATACATCTGACACAGCTTTCTTTTGTGCATCAACAGTGTATTGACCTCTAGATTCTGCCATACCTTCTAATAAATCACTTGGTACAGCATCTTCAAGCCAAATTTTTAAGTAAGTTGCAATTAATTCAGGTATGTTGATAGTAGTGTTAGTCCAAACACCATTGTTTTTCACGGAAATCTCACCATTTGGTTCAACGGTTTCCATCCATTCTGGAATCATATTTGGCATTTTACCAATTACGGGAGTATTACATTCAATCGCCTCTAATGGGAAAGTACCAAAACCAGCTTGGTCATCAATCCACACAGCTAGACAACATTTTTCTAATTCAGTAGCAAATTTTTCTCTAGATAACCCTCTTAATTCTTTAAATGTTAACCATTTATAAATAGGGTATTGTAAGTAAAACGATTTAGCTAATTTGGCTGCGTCACCAGCATTTCTAGTTAACACAGCAACCACTGGAGTTTTTGGTTTACCAGTAGGTTTAAAGTACTCTGGTATTGATACTGGAATAATATGAGTTTTTATTGACGGGAAAAGATTTTTAACGTAATCAGCTTGTTTTCTAGACGTTGTTATGACATCGTTAAAACCAAAATCGAAATCCCATCTTTTACCGATTGGTAATAATTCTAATAAGTAATCATAACTCTGAGATAAAACTATTTTTTTACATGGGAAACCTTTTACTTGGTCCATGATGTTTGAAAAAATTTCTGGTATGATAATAAAATCAGATGGGGAAATTAGTAGTTCTTGACCTTCAATTGAAGCGTGTGGTAAATTTGCATATTCTTCACCTAACCAATCGGCAATGCCTTGACCGTTTTCATCACCTCTAAGTTTATAGTCATTTTTCTCATGTAGAATACGTGCATTGTATCCTAACTCATTTAACATTTTAACATGTTCATAAATATTGGCGATACCAGCTGTTGGATTACCTTTAGTATCTAAAGTAAAAAAATATAATTTAAATTCTTTGTTTTCTAAATTTGTAATCACATCTTTTAATTGCGAAATTTGTGTTTCAATTTGTTTTTTTTGTTCTTCCATTTTTTTGTTGGTTTATTATTCTACAGCTACTAAAATACCGTAGTGTATTAATGTGTTAAAAGCTATTTTATATGATATATCGCTTTGATTTAAGGCTCTTTCAGAACCTAGTTGTTCATCCATTTCTTCAACTTTACTTAACAAAATATCAATCATTTCTCTAAATAATTCATATGTTGTTTGTTGAATGTATATGTCTCGTTCTCTTTTTGTGGTAACAACTTCAGATGTTATTGTTTTGTTTTTTTCATCTTTGATTTCTTTAGTTACAGACTCAGTAACACATTCACCCTTTGGGTGTTCCATTCTGATTAGTTCCGTAAATTTGTTGATATCCAAGTAATAAACAGAACCACCGAAATCAAGCATATTATCGTAATTCTTCATAAGCTGTAGTTTTTGTGTTTAAGATTTTATTTCTATAGTCTTCATCGTTAATAAATTCTAATAACGTATTTAATTCGTAATCAGCTTTCACATCTTTATTATATGGTGTATTAACCTTAATAGCGATTTTACCTTGTGGTTTGTTTAATAAAGCCAAAGGGTTTGCTGTTATTAGAATATCAGCATCACCCCACTCATCTTCGTTATTTTTAACGAATCTAATTGTATCTGCTAAACATCCAGTTTTTGATAAAAAGAAATAAGTTGATGGAATACTTTTATCAACTTCTCGACTAACTAACACTATTTCATGTTCTTCGTCATCTTTTATATCATTTAAAAAGTGATTAAAATGAATCATAAGACCATCTGACATTAAATCGGCGTGACCGAAAATTTCTAGAGGTGCTTCTTTATAAATAAATGTGTTTAGTTTGTTGATGTTTTCAAACTCAAAATGGTCCATTAGATTAAAACTAGTCACATCTTCAACACTTATTTCTTGATACTTTTTACCGTCTTTTTCTAATTCTGGTACTATGTATTTTTCATAAGTGTAAATTAACTGACCAATATAATCACGTAAAACCTCGTTAATTGATATTGCGATACGAGACATTATTATACTTTTAATTATTACTTTTATTATTTAACCTAAAATAACAATTATTAGAATAATGTAAACTTTATTTTTAAATTTATTTTAATTTTATAAATAAATTATATCGAATGGGGTTATTGAACGATGCGACTAAACACTTTTCTAAAAAAAATAGTTAGAAACGATTCTTTAGGTTTTTTAACCACTTTATTTTCGTTTTCGTTTACTTTATCAAATATATCTTCAATCGTTTTAATTAATGGGTGTCTAACAATATCGTTTTTATTAAATTCAACAATATTGATTCTATCAACATTATTGAAATGTTCAACTAAAAATTTTAAAGCACTATTGTTTTTATTTTTACTGTCAATTTGTTTTATATCACCTAAAAAAACCATTTTACTATTTTCACCTAATCTAGTTAAAATAGTTCTAATGTTATCAATGCTAATATTTTGAACTTCATCAATAATAACGATAGCATTATCAATATTTACACCCCTTAAATAAGCTATTGGTAAAATCTCTATATATTTTTCAGTTTTTAAATTTTCATATAATTGTTTACCTATAATTTTTTCAAAATTACCAATAAAAGAATACATGAAAGGTTCCATTTTCTCCTCCATTGAACCTTTTAAAAAACCTATTTCTTCAGTTTTTAATGTTGTTACGGATTTTACTAAAACTATTTTTTTTATAACATCATTATTTTTTATTTCTAATAAAGCTTGTTGACAAGACATGTATGTTTTTCCAGTACCAGCTGGTCCAGTACATACAGTTACATCACCATTTTTAATTGATTGGGTTAATTTTTTTTGCGTTTCATTTTTATGCTTCAAATCTATTTTAATTTGAGACAATAAATCTTGTTTTGGGTTGATAGTCGATTCGTTAGGTAAAACTGATTTTTTTGTTCTAGTGGTTTTTGAAGTCCCACTTTTTGGAACTGTTGTAGCTTTTCTAGGCATAAAGTTTTGTTAATAAATATATTATTGTGTTTAAAATGATTATTTTTTTGACAATTTTTCCAGCCAACCTTCAATCATGTCATCTAACAAAGTTTCAAAAGTGTATTCAGGTTTCCACCCAAGTGTTTCTCTAATTTTTGTAGAATCACCTTTTAAATATTTTAATTCTTCAGCTCTTAAGAATTTTGAATCTTGTGAGACATATTTTGTATAATCTAAATCTAGTTTTTTAAACACATATTCAACCATTTCTCTAACAGAATGAGTTGTCATTGTAGATACAACAAAATCATCTGGTGTGTCATGATTTACAATCATATGCATAGCTTTAACATAGTCTTTAGAATGACCCCAATCTCTATATGAATCCATATTACCCAAAACCAATTTATCAGTTAACCCTAGTTTTATTTCAACAGCAGTCTTAACAACTTTATTGGTTACAAAGTTTGAAGCTCTCCTAGGTGATTCGTGATTAAATAGAATTCCATTACACGTAAATAATTTATATGCGTTACGATAATTTCTAGTAATGTTATAACCGAACACCTTAGAACAACCGTAAGGACTCACAGGTGTCATTTGAGTTGTTTCTCTTTGGAAACCATCGGTATCAACTGAGTTACCGAACATTTCCGATGAGCTTGCTTGATAAAATCTAGCAGTTGGACATGAGCGTCTGTAAGCTTCGAGAATATTTAACACACCAATTGCGTTAGTTTGAACAGTAAATTGTGGAATATCAAAACTGATTCTAACATGACTTTGAGCTGCCAAGTTATAAATTTCGTCTGGTTGTATTTGGTCTAGTAATTTTTCTAAACCACCTTGGTCTAGCAAATCACCGTAGTGAATGTTTAGTTGATTCCTAATATCGTCCAAGAATCTACTTTGTTGAGATTCTACAGTTGAGTTTCTCCTAATTATACCGTGTACTTCGTACCCTAAACTTAATAAGTATTCTGCTAAATATGACCCATCTTGGCCATTTATGCCTGTAATAAATGCTTTTCTTTTATTCATTATTTTTATTTTAAAGTTAAATGATTATTATCGTTTTGTAAAGGTTAAATGTTGAAATGATTCATGATTTTTTCAACATCTACATAAGTTGTATGGTTTCCAGTGTCTTCATTTTCTTCTGGAACACTATCCATAAGGATAATACCTCTAGCCGCATCTTCTGGTGTCATATACATGTGATAACCAATCATTTTAACATGGTCTTCATCAGTATATGGTGAGTTTAAGTCTCTACCATCATATGAGGCTAATTTAAGCCATTTATATGCTTCAAAATCATCAGTTAATATTATACCACCTTTACCTATAGGAATACGCTTTTTAATTTGAAACGATACCACTTGTAATGCATTGTCACCAACATACATACCTTTGTTCCATCTTACAGCACCATCCCAAACTCTAGAACCTTTTAATTGATAAATACCAGACCATTCTAAGTCTTCAAACGCTACTTTATTACCAGCTAGGATAATTTGCATAGGTGTTGAAATATAAGTCATTTTAGGGATACCTAAAGCAATGTTAGGGTTCAATTCACCAATAGATTGTAAGTATTTTAATGATAAAAATAACCCATGTGAACAACAGTCAACAGAAACCGCATATTTGCTACCAGCAAATTTAGCTACTTTTTCTTCGAACATTGTTACGACATCTCTAGGGTCGCTCCAATTGTAACCTAATTCTTTTAATTTATCTAATTCAGGTCTTTGTAATTCTTTTGGAACCTTACCGATTGGCCATGGGTTGTAATGTGTTTTATTCTCCATAACCTAATTCTTTAGCACTGGCCAAGATTCTCTCTTTATCTCTTGGTTTTATTGGTTTTGCTGGGGACCCAGCATAGACCATCCATGGTTCGGTATCTTTGGTTACTACGGAATTAGCACCTACAATACTTCCCTCACCTAGTGTTACACCAGGTAATACTGTACAATTAACACCTAATGTTGCAAAACGTTTGAAAACCACTGGTTTATTTATCACTGTTCTATATTCAATAGGTACAACTGGTGAGATTAACCCTTGTAAAAAATCATCTGAAGCACAAACTATTCTGGAACCAGAACCAATGTTTGAAAAATCTTCCATTGTTAATGATGCGGTGGCTCCACCAATAATTGAAACGCTTGGTGCTATATGAATATAATCACCCATTACTAATTTAGTTGATATATAGGTCCACATGTCTATAGCAATATGGCTACCCATTTCAACTAATTCTGGTCTAGAAATAAAAGCCATTTCACTAACTCTTACATCAACACCAACACTTTTTAAATTTTTTAAATTATCCATTTTATAATCCTCCATTTATTTTTAAATTAGTACCGCAAAGATATTCTGTATCGATTATGTAGTTTACGGTATTATAAAGTTCTTCAATAGTACCCCATCTTTTCAACCCTATTTTTTCCTTGGCTAAATCTTGGTATTTTTGTTCAACCTCAAAACACATACCACCATCCCAAAACCCTAATTGAATAGTATTACAAGTGATACCGAATTTTATGTTTTCTTTATTGGCAACGGATATTAATCTGTCAACAAATGCTTTGGATGCACAATAGATAGAATTTTTAGGTACATTCATTTCGGAAAAAACACTAGATATTGAAATAACCCTACCCCATTTTCTTTCAATCATTTGTGGTAAACACGCTGCTAAAATGTTTATATTACCTTTCATATTTACGTTAATCATATTATCGATTGATTCATAATCATCTTCGGTAATTTTGTTTAAAAACACATCATATTTTTTACCTGACATATTTAAAACAATATCTATTTCGTTTTCTTCGAAGAATTTATTAACTTCATTAGGCTTTGTCACATCAACATCTTTACTACCTAAAGGTATTACAATGTATTTTTTTTCTAAGAACGGTATTAGTTTACTACCTAAACCACCTTTACCGCCAAAAACAACCATCTTTTTCATATTATTTATCGTATTGTATTAGCATAGAACCCCAAGCCCAACCAGCACCAACAGCTGATAGTAAGATTTTATCCCCTTCTGTTATTTGATTTGATTTAAAAGCATCATCTAAAGCTATTGGTATTGATGCCCCAGCTATATTTCCATATTTGTCCATAACTGTTTTAACTTTTTCCATTGGTAAACCAACTTCTGCGGCCACAATTTTTAATATGTTTATGCTAGGTTGATGTGGTACTAGTATTTTTATTTCGTCCGAACCAACATTAGCTTCAGCTAAAACACTTTTTATTGATTCTGGTAAAACTCTAACAGCTTGTTCCCAAACTTCCCGACCTTTCATATCAAAAGGTTCACATAAAGGCATTCTAAACCCAGTCATACCAGTTCCATTCCCATTGGATGAAATTTCACTTACCATCCAACCATTTTTTGATTCACCTAAAACTACTGCACCAGCACCGTCACCGAAAAAAACACAATGGCGATTATTTAAATCTGTATGTGTTGAATACGTTTCGCTGGCAACTATCAAAATCTTTTTATATATCCCACTAGCTATAAGTGTAGAAGCAAAAGACATAGCGTATACAAAACCAGCACAAACAGCGTTTATGTCAAACGAAGGTACATTTCTAACAATGTTTAATTTATGATGTAATACGCTAGCTGTTGATGGTGATATTTGTTCTGGACTAGAAGTTACCACCATGATTAAATCTAAATCTTCTTTATCTACATTGGCTGATTCTAAAGCTTTTATGGCTGCGTGGTAAGCCAAGTCAGAAGTTTTTTCGTCAGTAACCATTCTTCTTTCCGAAATACCTAATTTGGTTTCAACCCATTCAGGTGTTGTGTCTATGTTTTCACATAATTCTTTGTTAGGGACTATTCTGCTTGGTAAATAAGAACCAGTCCCTATAATTGTAACATTGTTATTTTTCATTTTAATTTATTTTAGCCCATCCCTCCCAAACAAAAGCATAATCAAATTTTATTCGGAAACCGTTATCTATTAGTTGTTTTCTAATTTTTTTTCTTTTTTCTATAGCATTTGGTACGTCTAAATGAAATTGTATTTGAATATTTTTAATCTTATTAATCGTACCAGTTTGCAGCATGTGTTCTAAAATATCATATTCATCACCTTCAATATTCATTTGAAGTAAATCTAACTCATCTATTCCGAAATTTTTCAAAATAGTATCCATGGTCAAAAACTTAACTTCTACCGATTGTTTATATTTTGACCTAGAGGATGAAGTCATATCATTATCAACATATAAAATATCATTTTTATCTTCGACGCCAATTCCAACATTCATCAAATGAACTTTGTGGTTAAATTTAAATCTATCAATCATTCCATCATGAAATGTTTTCATAGGCTCTATGATGTAAACGTTTGGGTTGAACCTAGTGATAAGTTGTTGAGCCCATTCACCAGTGTATCCACCTAAATCCATTATTTTAGAATCCAAGTTTAAATCATAATTAAGATTATGATAAACATCACCATTATCTTCTAACCAACGAGTATGTTCTTTTTTATTTAACATTATAAAAAGGTTTTGTCTAATGCTTGTCCTTCATAAGGACCAGTTTTATATTCATATACAATTGTATCCTCTTCTAAAATTTCATAAGTGTGACCACCGTACAAAGTAAAACTAGCATCACCAGCACTTAATATTGGTGTCGCAATGATTGAATCATCAATATCATAAAAAATACATTTAACACTACCTTTAATAACAACCCATGATTCTTGAGCTATTTGCTCTGGATAATGTCTATCTTTTGTGATATGTTTATGTGGTTTAAAGGTTTTGCCTTTTTCCATTTTTAATGTTGCACATTGTATAAAATTGTTTTCAGGAACAATTTCAGTTCTATTGTTTATTTCAGACAATCTGTTAATTATGTGAAGAAGTTTACCTTCTTCAACTTTTGAATAAATTTTTTCCATTTCTAAAGTTTAATCCAATCTTCTGGTATTATATCATAAGTATTATGTTGTTTAGAACTACCAAACCATATGTTTGGTCCTATAACTATTTTATTTTCATTTCTATTTAACCAAGCACCCCACCAAGAAAATGATGAATTACAAGTAATATTATTTTCACATAAAGACATTAAATAAAGTTCAATATAGTCTTTTTCGTTTTCAATGTAAATAGCACCATTTATTTTTATATTCTCTTTACACCATTTAATGTCATCACTAAAAATTACAAACAAATCTGTTTTATCTTTTAAAATTTCAATGGCTGATAAATAATATTCTAATGTTTGTGTTGGGTGATGGTTGGGGAATTTTAAATAATCCCCTCTTCTAACGTGTATTGCAGTGCATCTATTGCTTTTAATAAAACTATATTTTTCATTTACAATGTTATCATAAATTGAAAAGTCGCAGAAATATTCTAAAATAGCTTTTCTATTATGTTTAAAATATTTTTCACTTTGAAAAAACCCATCGATAAAAAAATCGTTTTCAGGTATTGAATAGTTTACATATTCGAATGGGTAATTGTATGTTTTTAATGGAATTTTAGGTGTTTCAGTTTTTAAATTTTGTAAAAAATCCATATATTCAAAACCATGTTTTAAATCTGGGTTGTGAAAAGTGTCATTGTTTATTTTATGAATCTGTTCAATCAAATTAGGGAAAGAGCAATCAGTTCCTTTATCAATAGCCATAGACTTAGCTGTTGCTATCTGAAAAAGAATATTACCTAAACCACCTTTTAAAATACAATACACCATAATTTTAACTATATAATTCTGTTAGTGTTTCATAAGGTTTTTTAGCTCGTAACATAGCTTCTATTCTCTCTATTTCAGCTGGGTTAACCTTACACTCATTTAAAGGGTTAGTGGTGTTGTAGACATATAAAATATCACTAACATAAACACTTTTATCAGTACCACACATTTCTAACATTGGAAATTGAAACGATAGGTCTGGTGCCATAGATACGAAATCATTGGTTGTTGGGTCTTTCATGTCTTCTGGGTTAATTTTTAAAAAAAGTTCTCTTCTAAAAGTTCTTAGATGAGAAGCTAACCACCTATATTGTCTGAATGTTTTATTGGCTCTCACTTCTAATGGATATTCATGGTAATGCATTGAAACGTCTCGATGTGGGTGTTCAATATAAGTTCCGTAAGTCATCCAACAATCGGTTTCATTATATATCGAGTTTATTTTAGATAACACGTTTGAATGTGGAAACCAATCATCACCATCCAAGGTTATTATTATAGATTTCTCAGGTGACATTTCAGTACCGATTCTTAAATTTTCACCTTGGTATTTTCTTGTATTATTTTGCAAAACTTTTATGTTTTTAAATTTTGTTTCGAATTCTTTAGCTTTTTCATAAGTCCCATCGTTAGATTGTGCATCTAAAAAAATTATTTCATAATCTGGGTAATCTTGAGATATCGCACTTTCTAGACATTTAGAAACATAATTAACTGAATTCCTAGTACTAATTACTATTGATATGTGATTAAATTTTGTATTCATTTATTAAACTTTTTTTATATTTGATTAAATCTAATTTGTTATCGTAACTATCATTCTTAAAAATTTCATACGTGGTTAGCATTTCCAATATTTTAGGGTTACTATTATAAGTTATAGGGTGAGACATATGAAATAATTCAATAGGTGGTTTATCGCAAACATGCATAGTGTCCAACATCAAAATTTTTTCCCAATAAAAAATATCTTCTGGGGCATTAGCTTGAAATAGTTCTGGGTCATAACCACCAACCTCAAAAAATAAATCCTTGGTGGTGTATATTGACCCACCAGGTGCACCAATATTTTGAGGTAAACTAACACCATGTGTATTTATCATTAAAGCGTCTACTTCTATTTCATCATTGATGACTTTTTCGGTTAATATATTATTTAAATAAAGTACCCGTCTTCCTTGAAAACATTGAATCGCTTTTGCATTTTTATTGTTTATGTTTTGTTCTAGATTTAGAAAGAAATCACTTTGCATCAAACAATCAATATCGTGAAATATAAAAGCTTCTGCGGATACCGTAAACATAGCCCCAACATTTAGGGCAAGACATTTGTTAAATAAAACATCAGGTTCCGTTTTTATCCACACATAATTTATTTTATTTTTAATACAAAAATTTTCATGTTCGTTTTTATCGGATATTTCAACAACAGTATACGTTATTTTTAAGTTAGATTTTTTTTT